AGATGCACTTAGCTATTTTGCAAAACTAGCTGAAAATTAGGAAATACCCCGAAAAAAATTCGGGCCATTTTTTACGCCAGAGGTCGCTCAAAACGACCTCTTTTTTTATGGAGAAATTAGTCTTGGATTTTCTGTTTTCTTGAGTTTATCAGTTACGAATTGTTTTGATGGTTTATATTCCATGATATCTGCAAAGTTCTCTAGGAAGAGTCCAAGAAACTCAGGTCTTAAAACATTGATATTTCTTTTCGCATCATTCAAATTAGTTTCATGTTCTAAAAATGAAAATGATGTAAGTGATGATTCTGATCTGAGGACACCATTATCTAAAAAGTTAACGGTATATCCAGCTGGAACTCTTTTTCCCTTTGGTTGAATCAAAGTGCCACTTGAGTCTCTTATAATTTTAGTTTCATAATGATGAATATTTGTTAATTGTGCTTCTGTGTATTTTCCGTTAAGATAAGTTAAAAAGTCCTGACCTCCCATTGGCCATTCATCTCTCACATGAATAATATTATTTGTTGATAATATTACCCAATCAAGACCAGAATCATTATAAAAGTCATATGCAACTTGATCTGGTCTCTCGTCACCTTGCACAGAGTATTTTGTAAAAGCTGTAACCTCGTCAAAAACGTCATCACGCAATACAGCTCTTTTAAATATATTTTTTACGACCTGATAGTCATACGCAGAGCTTCGATCATTCCTAAGAGACGGATAATCAAGGTTTGGAAGTTGTTTGAAGTAACTATTTGGTGATCCTGAGTATGTCATTTTAGTATCCTACGCTGTCCTCTGGAGTGCTAATTTGATCTCCTTCGTATATTGGTCTTAGTTCAGTAAAATTAAGATCCATTTTAAGAATAACAGGTTGTGAATCTCGATATGCAGACCAATAACCATTTGGAGCGTAATCAACATTCATGGTTGTTAACGCAAGACCGCCTGGATTAAATTGATTCACTGTTTTCAAAAGATCATCCTGACCTCTTCCATTTTTATATTCTAAAGTGAATACGTCTGGAGATTTAAGATACGTTGTGGTTCTAAATTTAGGAGCCATACCAACCTTTAGAAAACGAAGAATTTTTCTAATTGTTTCACCCTCTTTTTGACTTCTTGCAATCATTAAAAAACTAAAAGCAAAGTCACGAATAACAGGCCCTTGAAATAACATCTCTGCATTTGGATTTAAAACCCGACCACCTTGTCTCGCTAAAACTGTATCCACATCTAATTCAACACCAAATACAGTTCCTGCCAGTTTAGACATCGTTTGAGTGTATAATGCACTTGCCATTTCAGTTCCTGCTGATCCATCAAGTTCCTTTCTTTTTACTAGTAGATCTTTCGCCTCTTTATCATTCTTCATCTCTTCGTCAGTTCTTGCAAGAAATTTTCCCCCATTGGTCATCATATTCGCACCTCCAAGAGCAGCAAGACCAGATATTGTTAATTCACTCTTACCCCATTCAACACCGTTAACATCAGTTGCTTTTGGCATTGGTAGGAAAATACTTCCTAAAGGTTTACTACTGTTTATTACACCATCACCAGCAATATTTCCCTCTTTGTATATTTTACCATGTCTTGCATCTTGTCTTGAGATATCGTCTTTCTTTACTAGTCCTTGTCTATTAGATTTACTTTGATTTATGTCTGGTCTGACATACTCATATTTTGTAATTTTAAAATGATCTTGTTTAAAATTAAGATCGAGTGGGTACATCATTGATTCAGTTTTACCCTTTGGAGACGCATTTTCTTTAGGTGCAACATTTTCTAAGGCATTAGATTCTTGTTCTAAGAATGATTCATTTGTAAATTTAGATTTATTTTTATCAAAAAATTGTTCTTCTGGCAAACCCTCTGATTTTGTTACGCTATCTTGATACGAATCTTTATTTCCGCCATAATTTGCAATATTATACGCAGATATTGCCTCATCAGATGTTGATAAAGTTTCATATAGAGATGAATTAGGATCTATTGGATTTTGTCTAAGTTGTCCATTGCGTCCTTTTGGAGAGGTGATGCCCTCTAAATTACCAGACGCATTAAAATTGAAGACATATTTTTCCCCATCAATTGTATATTTTCTACTTTTTTTAGGTTTCGCCATTAGTTTTTGTTGTAAACTCGATCTCTTGAAACTGGTATTCCTCTCATGTCAACAAATTTTTCAGTGGGTAATTGTGCCACATCTGACCATTCAGCATTTGGAATACGATATGGTGTTCCTCTTACGCCAGTATAAACATATTTATGTAGAGTTCTTGGAGGAACTGCAACTGCACCCTGAGCAGAGTTATTTAGTAAGCTTATTGCAAGTTCATCTCTTTCGGTCAAACGAACATAATGAAGATTACAACCAAGAAATCCATTTGATCTCATTTCAATCACATATGTAAGTGGAAACATATCATAATATGGTTGTCTTGTTTGTGCCGAGTATGTAAAAAAATACAATTCGCCAGGTGCAAATCCAGCTGTATCTGCATAATCAGCTTCAAAGTTTGTTGAACCAAGTTCCTCAAGTAATTGACTACGAAAGTAATCTTCAGGCACTTGACCACTCACTTTATTCAAGATGTTTTGTAGAATACTCATCTAATTCCTAATTCTTTTTCAGTCATGATTTTAAATTCTAATTTACGATCTTCACAAAACTCTTTTGCAGCTTTCCACTTTGCTTGATTCTTTACATATGTCATAGATTCATTTATCATTGTCTTTCTTGATTTACCCTTTGTCGCCTTTGGTTGTAATGTTTCTCTCATTGGTTTTACCTCTATCACCGATCTACGAATATTACTGTCTTTATCTTTATATTTAATAAAAAAGTCTGGAAAATATCTGCGAACACGATTTGTTGTCGGGTCTAGATAAGGAATCCAGAACTCTTCAGACGCCCATTCAAGTATATTTTCATTTAAGTCGCAGTAATTCATGAATTTTCTCTCCCATAAAGACCTATAAATAATATTTTTAGAGTCTCCTTTATACTTTTTAGGATTAGAAGGTCGATATATCCCTTTATAGCTCATATATAGTAATAACAACTTAAGTTTATTTATCGTGTCATTTCCAACTAGAGGTCAAATATTTCAAGATAGAGTAGATAAAATCAAAAGTACAGTTGCAAGACCGTCGCTTGATACGTTTTATGAGGTTAATTTTTCATTTGGAAAATATCAAACTTGGTTAAGAGGAGATACTCCAGGCAAGAGAAGAACACAAGGGACAGACTTCATGCAAAAAATGAAGTTGATGTGTACACAAGCAGAAATTCCAGGCACAAGTTTTGTAGAGTCATCAGTCACTGGTCATCATCAAGGTATAACAGAGGCATTTCCAAATCTTAGAAATTTTCCTCCTTTGGATCTTGTCTTTTATGCTGACGCAGACCATGTTATTTTAGAAGTTTTAGAAAGTTGGATGTCATATATCAATCCAATTTTTGACTCTGGTATCAGAAATAGCAATGCGTTTACACGTTTTAACTATCCAGAAGATTATAAGGAGACAATTCATCTCACCAAATTTGAAAGAGATACTTTCATAAGAGAGTCAAGAAATGCAAGTTATCAATCTAACATGACAAGTTATGAATTTGTAAATGTCTGGCCGATTGATTTATCTTCAATGAGAGTTGCCTATGGTGACTCAAATGTGTTAAGATGTAATATAAAGTTTGCCTATGATAGGTTCTTCACTTCCTTTAATTATAAGGATATTCAAAAACAAGTTGTCAATACTCCAAATGGTATTGTTAATTCAAAGGAACAGAATGCATCAAACACTCCTCCAGATGGTTCATTTGGCATAAATTCTAAATCCACTGATGATTTCTCAAACGATGCTGAATACCAAAGCACTGCCACCACTAAACGAAGGAGAAATATACGAGGTAGCGGAGCAAAAAGACGCTAAATAAAACACTGAATCATAAATTATGCCATTACCAACCATTGAAACTCCAACCTATGAGTTGAAGTTACCATCAACAAATAAAAAAATTAAATATCGACCATTTCTTGTTAAGGAAGAAAAGATTTTAATATTAGCATTAGAATCAAAAAGTCAAAATGAAATCACAAATGCTGTGACTGATGTATTAAAGAAGTGTATTTTAACAAGAGGTGTTAAAGTTGATGATCTTCCTACATTTGATATTGAATATCTATTTTTAAATATTCGTGCAAAGTCTATCGGTGAAGATATTAAGTTAACTGTGACTTGTCCTGATGACGGAGAAACAAAAGTACCAGTCACAATATATGTGGATGAAATCAAAGTTATTAGACCAAAAGAACATAACATTGATATTGTTTTAGACGATAAGATGTCTCTTCGTATGAAATATCCATCACTTAATCAATTTATTGAAAGTAATTTTGATACAGATGATGAAGCAGAGACAATGGTTGATAAAACTTTTAGAGTTGTCGCTGATTGTATGGACACCATCTTTGATGGAGAAGATGCATGGGAGGCGAAAGATTATTCTGCACAGGAGAGACTTGACTTTGTGCAACAGTTGAACTCACAACAATATAAAAAGGTTGAAAAGTTTTTTTCAACAATGCCTAAATTATCACACACTATTGAAGTTGTGAATCCAAATACAAAAGAAAAAGGTAGTGTCGTTTTGGAGGGACTAGCCGATTTTTTCGGTTGAGT